AACAGAACTTTAAGCATAGAACTGATCAACGGGTGCGGGTTGTTCCTTGAACTGGCAGACAGTAGGGCTGTATGGGTACGTAATGTCGAGACAGACGAAACCTATGCTATGCCCTTTGAAGGTGTACTCTTGCATTTACCCTTCATCCTGATAAGCTATGGCCGTGTATATGATGAGGTGGACGCATGAGTAAAATAAAAGAGGAGTTACTCGGTTATGAACACCAACCTAGTGACTGGATAGAAGAGTCAGCGCACGTTATGGTTGACGAACTGATCGAGTATCAAGTATACTGTATGACATTATCAGAACTTACAGCACGAGTAGTTAAACAGATGCGAGACGAATACTATAACAACTCGTATGACAATATGACTAAACAATATAAAGAGGCATTCCCTAATGAGTAGATGTAAAGCATGTGATGTTATACTAAACGAATATGAACTGAAAAGAATTGACCATCAATCAGGACTGCACCTTGATCTTTGTAATGAATGTGCGGCTCACTCTAATGATGCTGTACTAGAAGAGGTCAATAAAGTATTTGATAATTTAAGTAAGGAAGAACTTGACAGGATGCTCAATGCCTGATATAATAATCATGTAGTTAAGGGAAAATATTTTTATAATCTTTAAAGTTTTAACCAAAGGATACTTAAGTTGTAACAAGTTATAACTTAGTGTCAAACCACAACCTAGAAGGATAGTAATTATGGCAGTAGTAGAAGGCACAATAGCGTTTGAAAACCTAGACACCCATGAGATGTATCAGGGTCAATCCACCGGCAAGTACTCAGTTGTCATCAGCTTAGATGACACCACAGCAGATCAGTTAGCTGGTATGGGTGTCAAACTACGCGAGTATGAAGGAACTAAACAACGTAAGTTTAGTACAAAGTATGATGTACCTGTGATGGATGCAGAAGGTCAGCCCTTTGCTGGTCGCATTGGTCGAGGCTCTAAGGTACGTCTGCTGTGGGCAGAAGGTCAGCCCCATCCTGTACACGGAACGTCCACCTACCTTAACAAGATCAAGGTACTGGAAGTTGCAGAGCAGGAAGGTGGTGAGGACTTCTAATGACAGTTGAGTCAACTTTTGTTCAACATGAGCCATGCCCTGCGTGTGGCTCTAAGGATAACTTGGCTCGATACTCTGATGGACATGCCGTCTGTTTTACGGGCGGCTGTTCACATTATGAGAGAGGCGATGGTCAGGTTATTAGTATACAACAGAAACCCAAGAGGTCGTTAGAGATGACAGGTGTAATAGCGGCAATCCCTGATAGACGTATCAACCAAGCAACAGCACAGCGTTATGGTGTGACGGTTGAGTACGGTACAGACGGACAAATTGTCAAGCATCATTACCCGTACCATGACAAGGATACAGGTGCGGTGATAGGAACTAAGGTACGGACAGTAGAAACTAAGAACTTTTACGCAACAGGAGGTTTTGAGAATGCGGCATTGTTCGGCCAGCAGGCGTTCAAGAGTGGCGGCAAATACATTACGATTACAGAGGGAGAGGCTGACGCGCTCGCGGTTAATGAAATGTTCGATGGAAAGTGGCCCGTTGTCTCCATCAGATCAGGTGCGGCAGGAGCAAGCAAAGACATCAAGGCAAACCTCGAATGGCTAGAGTCCTTTGAGAATGTCGTGATCTGCTTCGACAGTGACAAGGCAGGACAGGAGGCGGCACGATCAGTGCTTGATCTGTTCACACCTAACAAGGCTAAGAATGTCGAACTGTCCATGAAGGATGCGGGCGACATGCTCAAGGCTCGTAAGGTGCAGGACTTTGTTAAGGAGTGGTGGAACGCTAAGGCATACCGTCCTGATGGTATCGTTGCAGGTAATGAAACGTGGGACATGATCATCAAGCAGTCTGATGTCAAGTCTATTGACTACCCGTGGGCGTGTCTCAATGAGTACACTCATGGATTCCGTAGGCAGGAACTCGTGACGATTACATCAGGCTCAGGGATGGGCAAGTCACAGATTGTCAGGGAGTTGGAACATTACCTGTTAGGCGCAACGGAAGACAACATAGGTATCCTTGCCTTGGAGGAGGACATCCCCAAGACAGCGTTAGGCATCATGTCTATCGAGGCTAACAAGCAACTACACTTGGACAAGTCTGTCTCTCAGGAAGAGAAGAAAGGATACTGGGACAACACGCTAGGGTCAGGGCGTATCTTTATGTTCGATCACTGGGGCAGTACCAATGAGGACAACCTGCTAGGACGCATACGCTACATGGCTAAAGGACTGGACTGCAAGTGGATCATCCTTGACCACCTCAGTATTGTTGTCAGCGATCAGGACAACGGTGATGAACGTAAAGCTATCGACAGCATCATGACTAACTTGCGTAAGCTGGTTCAGGAGACAGGCGTAGGTTTATTCCTAGTGTCACACCTGCGTAGACCGAGTGGTTCTAAGGCGCATGAGGATGGTGGTAAGATTTCTTTGGGAGAACTCAGGGGTTCTGCGGCTATCGCACAACTGAGCGACATTGTTATAGGGTTGGAGCGAGATCAACAACATGCTGACCCTGAGATACGAAACACCACCTGTGTGCGTGTGTTGAAGAATAGATTTGTTGGACTGACTGGCCCTGCATGTTACCTGTACTACGATAAGGAGTCTGGTCGCATGATCGAGACTAGCTGTCCAGTATCGGATGATAAAGCGGAGTTCTAGTGATGGATAAGATTGTATTCGACATAGAAGCTAATGGCTTAAAGCCCGACAGAGTGTGGGTTATCGTTGCCTATCACATGGGGTTGGAGGAACACTTTGAGTTCTCTGGTTTTACTTTGTACGATTTCAATCAGTGGTTATCAGATCAAGGAGAATGCGAGATCATAGGTCACAATATAATTGACTATGACATACCTGTTCTTGAGAAGATACTAGGCACAGACTTCAGCAAATGTAAGATCACAGACACGCTAGTCATGTCACGATTAGCTAACCCACAGCGCGAAGGCGGTCACTCGCTAGATAACTGGGGTAATGTATTAGGACAACCTAAAGGAGAACACAGTGATTGGGATAATTATTCGCAGGATATGGTGGACTACTGTGTACAAGATGTGCGCGTTAATGTCTTGGTGTATAAGAGATTGCTCGCTGAACTTGATGGCTTTGGAAGCGAAAGCATTGCTCTTGAGCATAGAGTACAAGGTATTATATCTCAACAAATCAAAGCAGGATGGAAGCTAGACCAAGAGAAAGCCTTTCTATTATTAGCAGAACTAAAGGAGAAGAAGTATGACCTTGAAGATGAAGTGTTACAAACTTTCAAACCGTTACCGACATTTGTCAAAGAGATTACCCCCAAGATTAAGAAAGATGGTACGCATTCGGTTGTTGGGCTTAAATTTCTAGGCGAACAATGGACTACTGTGGTCGCATCCTTCAGCCGTCTTGATTACCCTGTGTTTAACTTAGGTTCACGACAGCAGATAGGACGTTACCTACAATACTTTGGTTGGAAGCCTAAGCAGTTCACTGAGACAGGACAGCCTATCGTTGACGAGTCAGTGTTAAGCAAAGTCAAAGGCATACCACAGGCATCTTTGATTGGCGAGTACCTTATGATACAGAAGCGTGTAGCACAGGTGCAGAGTTGGTTAGATGCAGTAAAGGATGACGGTAGAGTACATGGGTATGTCAATGCTTGTGGTGCTGTGACAGGCCGTATGACGCACTCTAGCCCTAACATGGGACAAGTTCCAGCAGTCTACTCGCCTTACGGCAAGCAATGTAGAGATGTATGGACTGTACCGGAAGGGTATAAACTTGTGGGCTGTGACGCTAGTGGTTTAGAGTTACGTATGTTAGCCCATTACATGAATGATGAGGACTATACTAATGAAATTCTCAATGGAGATATTCACACGGCAAACCAGTTGGCTTCGGGCGTTAAAACTAGAGATCAAGCAAAGACTTTTATATACGCTTTCCTTTATGGAGCAGGAGATTCCAAGGTCGGAAGCATCGTTGGAGGAACTAAACGTGATGGTGCAAGACTTAAGGAAAAGTTCCTCTCAAATACGCCATCTCTTAGAGACTTACGAGAGCGAGTTGGAGTGGCGGCTACAAGAGGCTATGTTCTTGGCTTGGATAGAAGACGGGTGTCAATACGATCCGAACATGCTGCATTGAACAGTCTATTGCAGTCAGCAGGAGCCGTAGTGATGAAGAAAGCCCTATGTTTGTTGCATGAATACGCTACACTCTGGGGTATAAAGTTTAACATTATAGGAAACATACATGATGAGATCCAGACAGAGGTCGAGCAAGAGAAAGCAGAGGTTTTCGGAAGATTGGCAGTCAGTTGTATTGAAGCGGCAGGACTCCATTACAAACTCAACTGCCCTCTCACCGGAGATTACAAAGTTGGAAACAGTTGGGCAGACACCCACTGATAAGGAATGTATTAGTTGTTCAGTGCCTTTAACAAAAGATAACTGGTATGAATCCTTTGTAGCTAAGAAACATTACAAGTGCAAGACATGTTACGACATTCGCAGAGTAGAGAATAGAATTAAGAAAGGGGAAAGATCACCCAGTCTGTTGGCTAAACTGTTTAGCTGGAAGACACAGGAAGTGTACAATCAAGTCAAGGAGGGGTATGTATATGTTATGACTAACCCAGCATGGCCTGATTGGGTCAAGGTAGGTATGGCAGTAGACGCAAAGGATAGGCTGAACAGTTATCAAACCAGTTGCCCTTTCCGCGATTATATGTTATACTATAGTTATAAAGCAAAGGATAGACGTAAAGCAGAGTTTGAAGCACACAGCAAACTAGATGAAAAGTTTGAGCGTAGGAAAGAGTGGTTCAGATGTACACCAGAGGAAGCAATTGAGGTACTGACATGAAGACAACGGACAATGTAGTACAGGACATCTACGCACTGATGGAAAGCAAGGACGCTGACCCATCTGTGGACGTAGAGGCAGAGATAGAGAGGTTCGGTGAAGGTGTCAAGGCACTGATGCGTACTGAGTTTGGTCGGAAGAAGCGAGAGGATAACCGCAAGCTACGCTTGTCTAATATTGGCCGCACTGACCGCTACCTATGGAATCATGTCAATGGCACAGAGGGAGAGAAACTACAGCCTCACACTTACATCAAGTTTATGTATGGTCACTTGATTGAGGAGATGTTGTTGTTCTTAACACGCATGGCAGGACATACAGTTACTGACGAGCAGAAGGTGTGCAAGGTAGAGGGTATCGTAGGTCACATGGACTGCAAGATAGACGGCATTGTGACTGACGTTAAGTCTGCCAGTAGCTTCGGGTTCAAGAAGTTTAAAGACGGATCACTGGCCTTTGACGATCCCTTTGGTTACATAGATCAGATCAAGGCATACGCTCACTCAGAAGGCGAGACACAGTTCGGTTGGCTGGCTATGGACAAGGCCAATGGTCACTTGACTTACCTTAAGTATGACCTTAAGGATACCCAAGCACCTGTGTATGAAGTACTGAAGGGTGATATTACTGACAGAGTTAAGCACATAAAAAAGCTAGTAGAGCAACCAGAACCGAAGGAGTGGTGTTACCAACCTGTGCCAGACGGCAAGTCAGGAAACTCAAAACTCTCTATTGGTTGCTCGTACTGTCAATTCAAAGACCACTGCTACCCAGAGTTAAGAGTATTCAAGTATTCATACGGGCCAAAGTTCTTAGTAGACGTAGTAAACGAACCAAGAGTACAGGAGATCACGGCAGATGAAGAGGGCTTTTAGATCAGGACTTGAGAAGGATTTATCAGAGAAGCTAGACGGACAGTACAAGTTTGAGCCATACGACATACCGTACACAGTCCATAAGAAGTACCTCCCTGACTTTGTACATGAAGGCAAGGCGGTACTGGTAGAATGCAAAGGGTTCTTTAGGGTTGGTGATACACAGAAGTACACTGCCATACGAGACTCAATGCCTGAATGGGAGTTAGTCTTTGTGTTGTCAAACCCTAACAAGAAGGTACGCAAGGGTGGCAAGATAACAATGGGAGAGTGGTGTGAGAAGGAAGGTTTCCAGCACTACACCATTGAGACAGCCAAGGAGTTGACACGTTATATTAAAAGGAAGAAAGTCTAATGGCTATGACACTAGAGGAACTTAAAGATAAAGTGGTACTGCATCTGGATGAAGAGTTGACTTGTGAATTATTATCAATCACGACATACGATTTAGTAGAGGCATTTGAACGTAGGATAATCAGAGATTTTGACAGAATAGCAGAGGACTTTGAAGATGAGCATTAATGAAGCAACAAGGTTTGATTGGGACAGAGCAACAGGTAAGACAGG